CTTTAATGCTTCCTTATTTTTATGGTAGACAGCTTGTGTTGTAAGGTTTTCCATTACATTCTCATTGTCCGAAGGAAAGCCTCCGTGCATACCTTGTTGACCAAGAGGGTCTCTACCTCCCATTGGGTTTTGATTAGTACCGTAAACAGATGCTTTTTCTACTGGTCTACCGCCTTCTGGGCCTGGTTCTCCCCATGCTGGTTCTGTTTCTGAATATCCTTGAGGAACTTCTCCTGGTGATCCTCCTTTAGGTGTTGAAGTAGCTCTTCTACCGTACATAGAAGCTAAATCATGAGGTGTACCGTAAGTCATTCCAGACTTAGCCGGGTCATTTCCTTCGTTTTCTATTTGTGCTAGTCTAAATGCTGCTTTGCTATCTTCTCTTACTAAATCTCTTTCTTGAATATATTGATCTTCAGACATATTAAAAATAGACTCATAGATGTAATCTGAGGAGAACATCTTAGTATCTTTCATTTGAGCAGCTAAATCTACTTTTTCCTTAAGTAGAGCAACCTTCTCTTGTTCAAATATAATAGAAGGGGTAGTTAACTTTATTTCGAAGTTAGTTAAACTCTCTCCAGTAAATCCCTGTGTATATAAATGTACCAGAGCAATCTTAGTTAACTCTGATTCTAGTATCTTTTGAATACGTTCTACTGTTCTAGCAAAACGAATATCTTCTGCTGCAAGTGTTGCCTTGCCGGATAAATCTCCTTCAAATCCAAAATATGCTTTTGGAATTTTTAATGCGGCAAACATTTTAGCCTGTAGGTACTCTACATCATTTGTACCATCGTATTCTAATCCTTTAGTAGTTTCAATTTTAGTAGAAGTATCTCCCCCCCTAACCGGTAGGTAGAAATCTTCCATCATATTTTGCATATTGAAACGCAGATTATATTGTCCATCTTCTCCTACATAAGGAGTCTTTTTCATTTGATTGATGGTCTTTTGCATGAATTGCTCTACTTCGTTAGGAGGCAAAGATCCTACGTTAATATAGAACATTCTTTTCTCTGGTGCTCTCATGATACGGTGAATTAACATCGCATCCTCCATCAGGGTAACTTGTTTAAAAATCTTTCTAGCAGGTTCTAAATAGGAACGACCATAAGGTAGGTAGTTAGTATCAGAGATTAGTCTGAAGTGTGCAACTTCATAGTTGTCGAATTCTACTACTCTAGATTCTCCTTTTCTCTTTGGTAGGTAGTTAGGGTGCTGTGACGAAGCTAAACCGTCCGGGTCTAATTGAAAGATAACCTTAGATGGATTATTTGGATCTTCTCCTTCTCGTCTAACCATATGATAGACCGTATAAGGTAGAACATTGTAAACTCCAAACTTCTCTGCTATCTCTAGCTTTAAGAAAAAGTCTCCGTATTTACACATGTTCCTAGTCCATGACCATAAATTAAATTCGATGTTAAGTACATCGTAAAATAAGTTATAAAGTACACGTTGTATGTTCTCATCAGATGATTTAATTGCTAGTATCTCATTCTGATCATTCTTAACTGTTGCTTCGTCAGCTATAATGTCCAATGCTGAAGCTATAATTGGATCAGTATCCATTGCTTCGTAATCAGAATATAACTGTATTCTTAAAGTCTGGTAATTAAGGTTGGGGTTAAATATGTTTTTATTATTGTAGATATATAATCGACTAAATCTGTCAACTAAAGAATTAGTCTGGTATCTACCAGTTTGCTGTATCTGATTAGTATCAGCTACTTTTAATTCATCTCCTCCTACATTTCTAACTATTACATCAGAAGCGAAAAGTCTTTTTAATCTACCAAATACTGAGGTATCCGCCATTACGGTTGGTTTTTAATTATAAATAGTTCTATTTTAACAACCATCTGATGTCTTCGTCACCATATGCTGTCTTAGTAATATAAGGATTTTCTCTCTGGTTACCAACATTAGTCATGATAGCTTTGTTTTGAGCATTAAGGTTACTGAAAGATGATAGTTGTGCTCTAGCTAAATCCATACCTTGCTGTCTTAATCTAAGTGCTGTATCTCTAACATATAAAGCAGTTGCACATGAGATTATAAGGTCATCATTATATCTATCTTGAGCCTGAGCTTTACCGTTTTTCCAAATGAATACTCTCATTTCTGCCATTAACCTTTTAGATTGAATAGTTACTGAGTGGTCCCTAATATACTCAATCATCTTAGCTATTACTAAAGGTCTAGTTCTAGCCGACATTGTGAATCCAGGTACGAGTTTATCTCTTTCAAACTTATGCATATATGATTCTACAGTTTCTTGATTATTAGTAGAGCTATAGTACATATTTCTATATTCTCTTTCGAGTATCTGTTCTATTGTAGCCCATCCTATATTTGCATTTTCACAAACTAAAAGTGCTTCATTATACTCTGATGCTATTCCAACGAGAAAGTTTCCGAATTCTTTAGGGGAAATTTTACCTTTGTATTCTGCGACTTGAACTGCACTTTCTATATCAAAGACATGGAATGCTGAATAATCGGTAGAGTCCCCACGAGCGACGTCGGCTACAACCATGTAATCCTTTCTATAATCTACACCTTCCCAAATCCATAAATTACCGTCTACCCCTCTTCTCTCCATTGGATCTTTTTGATACGTTTCTTCATAATATGACATATCATCTGTTTCAAATACAGTATCACCGGAACTTAAAAAGTCACAGTCACATTCCTGACCGGCCATTTTAGGTCCTAAGTCTTGATCTTGTACATCTCTCCAAGCTTGGTCTCTTTCAGGGTGAACAGACCATGGAAGTCTAACAGGTATGAATGAATTTTCTCTTGTTTCTGCTCTTTCCCATGTTTGATGGAACCAGTTACCGATACCGTTAGGAGTAGATAAAGCCATACACTGACCACCGGTAGCTAGTGTTTGCTGTGCTGCAGTAAATGTTTCATCTACGTTCTCTATAAAAGCAGCCTCATCCATAAGTAGTAGCGATACCGCTTCCGAACGTGCAGCATCTGGTGAAGATGATTTAGCCTGTACTTTAGAACCGTTTTTTAATCTAAGTGATAATTTATTCTTTTCAACTGCCGGTAGCTTTAACCATTTTGGTAACTCATCATACATGAATGTTACTTTGGTTACAAGGTTACGAGCAGTAGCTTGAGTAGTCGCTAGAGCAAGTACGTTTTTATCTTTATGAAATAACATTAACCATAGAGAATACCCAGCAGCTAAGGTTGATATACCAAGCTGTCTAGATTTGAGAGTAATAATGTATTGATGGTCTCTGAATAAGTGAAGAACCTTCTCCTGAAATGGGTATAGGTTAAATAGTATACGACCACGAGTTGGGTGCTGTATATGGCAGTACTTCTTCATAAAGTATGCCGGATCCTTAGCGCACTTGATATACTCTTGTGCGACTATTTTCTTTATGTCTTTACTCATAACTTTTTATCCAAAAATGGACTTGAAGTCTACTGCTATTTCACCGCCTTTAATTTCAACTAAATCTAATAAGTTAGATTGTCTCAGTTTATCAAAATCAATATAGAAAAAATGTATTTCTCCTTCTATTAGTGCACTTGCAATATAACCTTCATCTCCTGGTTTAGTATTAAACTTAGACATAACCATCCTAGAGAGTAAGGCTTTTGTTGCTTCTACACTATCTGATGGTGAATTAAGTTCACTATTTAATATGTCTAATTTTTCTTTTATACCTGCGATTAATTCAAATTGGGAAGCTCCTTCGGCTAAAATTCCTGAGTCTTTTATTTTCATTACTTCTCCGAATGCTTCAAGAAGCTCCTTTGGATTAAAGTTTGTAGATGTAACTGCCTTTGCGCTACTTTTTAAATTTAAGACTTTAACAAGCGTATGGAATCCAAAAGTAATATTAAGTAATCTAATATTCTCTTTTTGAGAACCAAATTTACCTAGCTTTATCTTACCTGAATGTTTTCCGTATGCTTTTACCTCTACTCGTTTACTACCGATCATTAAATCGGGTTTATCAGCTCCTCTATTATCTAAGGTAGTAATAGGAGATTTCTGATACTGGTATAGCCAATACATAGCTAATTCTCCAGGACCTACAGTTTGATCAGTAGAGAGCTTAAACATTTTCTTATAGACGTCTAAATCTCTTCTATCTACTTTAATCGTACCTGACCCTGCTGGTACTGTGTATTGTCCATTCACAGTTGGTATCTCACCGAACTTATTAACGATTTCGTTATCGTAATCATCTGAGTTTTCTAATATAAGGTTTGAAGGGTTATTCTCACCAGTTAGTTCAGCTATCAAAGTATTAAGTATAGCTTTATCTTCTGGGTTATTAATATTAGGGGTTCCTGATTTAGATCTCCATGCCCATTCGGTATATAATTTCTCTACTACGTTCATTTTTATCCTTCTGCTCCGTCTTCGAAGTCTATTGGTTCATCAGTTAAATCTTCACCTCCTTCGTCACCACCTAAAGCTTCACCACCTTCTTCACCGCCTGAATCTTCACCACCTTCAGCTCCTCCTTCTCCGCCAGGGAAGTCTCCTCCGCCACCGCCACCGCCTCCGGTGTCAGCGTCAAACTCTCCTCCTTCTTCTCCTGCTCCTTTCATTGGTGCTTCTTTATATAAGATAGTTAATTTATCTAAAGCCTGTTGATAATCGGCAATATTGGAAAGTAAATATTTCTTACCTAAAATTTGAGCTTCGAAAGTCTTTCCGGTCCACTTAAGGATATAGTCTTGACCGTTTTTGAGATTAACCCTAAAAGAGGTTGGTCTTGGTGAAATCCAATCTATAGTATCCACAAACTCTTTAAAGTCTTCAGTCTGTAGTTTAATGATGGCTTGTTTTAATGTAGGGAATTTACCTAACATAGTATCAGTAGCATCTTCCAATACTGTTTCTTCACCGGCTTTTTCGTCTGGTTCCTCTTCAGGGGTAGGCTCTTCGTCTTCTATTTCGTCTAAAAGTGATTCTAATAACTGTTCAGGTTTAGATTTCTCCTCAAGTTCATCATCTATACTCGTCTCATCTACTATAATACCATTTTGCATTAATTCTTCAACTGCATCGTGCATATCAGCATTATCTGCTCCATGTACATAAATGGTATCTGGATCGTTAAGTTCAAACTTAATACTACTGTCTGCAAAAGCTTCTTCTAATAGCCCTAATGCTTCCATCAATTCAGTACTCTCTACTTTTATGTAATGTACGTTATTAGGTGCTTCATTGAGTTCAATTAAAACTTCAGCGTATGCCTCTAATATAAGGTTATTTAGATCCTTTCTTTTCATACTAGTTATTTCTACAGTGATCTTTACCTTTTAAGTAAGGAGTCTTACACTTAGTTCCTTTAACGTGCTTTCTACCACATTTACCACAGCAGGTTGACTTTTCTTCTTTAATAGTTTCTCCTAAGTTAGTAGACTGTGTTCCTCCTTGCGGTCTAACATGGTCTGCAGCAAACTTCATAAGACTTTCTGGGGATTGAAAACCGTATCTTGGAGGGGTAGCGTTTTTATTCTCTAAGTCAATCATTTCGTAACTGGCTCTAAAGTCTTTTACTTTTAATAATCTAAAGAGATAATCTTTATGTCTGGAATATACTTTTTCTGGCCATTCCATCTCAGCTACTTCTTCTATATTATCTTCCTCCATTCTAGAAGGTCCAGCTCCGAATTCGAAATCAATACCGTAGTGCTGTCCAATGAACTCCATAGCATCTGCTGCTGCTGATATTTCATCTCCGTCTGTGTTGAGTTCTTTGATTGCTTCAATAAGTGTATCAAATCCTTTTTTATATTCTTCTGTTACTGCAGAATCTAATTCTTGTCCTGCACCAATACCGGATACTGCTTTATCTAATGCAGTTTCTAGTTCTCTTTTGCGTGCTGTATGTTGTTTTAAAGCTGCAACGATCTTTTCTTTCTTTTCTCCTTCAGCTGTCTTATAATGCTGTGCTAATTGTTTCATCTTAGCAACTAGTTCATCATATTCTTTTTTGATCTTATTAGCAGAAGCTTCTTCTACTCCTTCTTCTAAAGCTAATTGATCTAATGCTGGTTGCTTTTCTTCTGCTTCTAAGTAATGTTGTGCTGAGGATAGATATTCTCTAGATAAAGTTACTTTCTTCTGCCACCAATGTGGGAAGTCAACCTCACCGTCCATACTGTCATACTTATTCAATTGCTTATAAAGTTTAGCAGCATATGTAGCAATATCGTATAAGTCTTTTTTAAGCATGCTTGGCTCATCATCTTGATGACCTATATCTAAATCTCCTTCTTGATCTTCACCGTCTTCTGGTGTCTCGATATCTTGTTCGGCATCTACAGGGACTGGTAGTTCAGTATCCTCAACTTCTTCTATATCGTTAGCGTTTTGCATCAAAGCATGGATCTTAGCAATAGTCTCTTGATCTTTAGGTGTAAGTCTTTCCATCTTTTTCCTTTTAATATCTTCTGGGTCGCCAGGTTTCATTTCTTTAACTTGTTCACCGTCTGCTGATTTAATCCCTTCTATATCGTCAGCGTCTTTTAGAGCATCAGCCTCATCATCGTCTAATGCAACAGCAGCTGTCTCACCTGATTTAGGGGTAACAAGATATGTTTTCTTAGAAGCTTCTTTTAGTTGCTTTTGTAGGGATTCTCGAAGTACTTCTAGTTTCGAAGTAGTTTCTTTTATATTAGCTGAGTCAACTTTTGTGTAAGTCCCGTCTTTTATCTTTTCTAGTGTGACTTCACATTTAGATAAACGGTCCTTAATCTCTTGATAGGTCATTTGCAAATATGTTTAATATACGTATATAAATAAATAGATCAGCTATCCCAAATAACGTTTTTGAACTTCTCTGGTGTTAATCCAAAGTAATCCGTACGCCATTTAGTTTGCTCGAAGAAATCTAGATAAAACCATTCATCTTTTTTCTTCCATAACTTCTTTGCTATATCGTCCCAATCTTGATTTAGAACGAAATATTCTATTTCATGTTTTTTTTCCATTACTGCACTATATTCAAAAGCATCCCATTCATAATGAAATACCTCAAATACAGCATCTTTTGAAACGTAATCTATAGAGATATCTATTCCCCACTTAGGTTTCATTTTTATTAGCTTATATAACATGGGGTTATATTCAGCTATAGCATCAATTTGCTCTAAAGCTTGATCTTTAAAACCTTTCCTTTCAAATAAATCGGCATGATTAATATGTGCTCCTTCTCTCTTATCCCAAATAAACCAATCATGTCTTAAACAATCTTCATGCCGTCTTTCTATTGGTTGGTACCCATTTCGGGTAAGAAATGCTTGTTCAGCTTTAGTAAGATGATAACCATTTTGATCAAATAAATCTACACTGTTTGGATTCTTAAGAGTTTCTATTTCTTCAGTTGCGTCGAGAAAATATGCTTCCTCCCTTAACTTACTATTTGAAACTTTGATATCCATTTACTTTTTACCACCTTTCATGTTTGCACACCAATGGTACATCTTTCCTTTTTCTCCTCCGTATTTTTTAGCTTTAGCTCTCAAATCGGTTACAGAACCTTTACATGAAGCTCCTGATTTTTTAACTCTACCGGGTCTAGATTTTCCTTTTACTTTACCGTCGGCGTAGTTTTCATCAAGAAGCTCTTCAATCATTACCTCTTTTACAAGCTGTATAAGTTCTGATTTTTTCATTTCTTAACTTTGATACAGATGTCTTTACCGTTTTTAGTTCCGCCGTAACGATATCCATCCCAACATGCTTTTCCGTTGGATCCTTTTTTCTTTTCTTCAGGGATGATTTGAATCATCTCTTTTACTAGTTCTCTTAGTTCTGATTTTTTCATATTCTATACTTTATCTGAATGCATCATTAACATTCTAATGATTACAGAAGCTAAAATACCGAAGATAATCCAAAGGGCTCTGGTTACTCCCTGTTTCCATCTTTTTAAATCTTGTACTTCAGCCATTTGAGCTAAGAATTCTCTCTCATTAGCTTCCATCTTTTGACGAAAATCTGTATTTTTATTTGTATTAACTATAACTCCGTTTTCAGGGTTCAACAAAGTGAACTTCATATCCGACATATCGTCCTTCATGGATTCTATATCTTTTTGCATCTGCTTTAGTTCACCGTTAGGTAACTTACTACTAATGTTTTTAATTTCCGCTAAAACAGTTTCTAATGCATCTCTATCGGTCATTGTATATAGTTTATACAAATAAATAGACTACATATGATCTTTAAGGTAACCTAGATAAGTCTTAAGATTATCAAGCATTCTATCGTTAACGTTGTTATTAGACTTCCAATCTTCAACTGTACCATCTTCTGTAACAATAGTATCAGTAGAACTGATAGCATCCATTACCCACTGTTCGATATCTTTTGCAAATGCTCTTATATTACCTTGCATTAACCTCTTTTCATACTGTTCATATAATCCAGCTTTATGTAAATCTGTTTCCATCTCTACTGTACATGGATCAAAACAAAAACCATGAACTTTATACATCTTTTTAGCAAGATGATGTTTCATAGAACCTCCACACTTAGGGCAAGATAGAGGTACTCTAATAGCTTTTTTAGCAGCATCTAATTTAGTTACGTTCTGTTTTACTCCATTCTTTATAGTCCAAGTTTTTCCAGACTCATCCCAAATGTCACCTTCTTCATGACGTTGATATACCTTTTGGTATCCTGTCTGAGATTTTGTTTTAGCTGTGAAGTCCTTATTAACTAAGTTTCTAACCCTTTGTACGTCTGAATTTTTAAATTCTTTTTTAAGCAAACTTTCGTTACTCATAACCTAGTTCTTTTAATTTTTCTATAACATGATTTACATCTCCGTCCTTACAT